AGCAACGGGACATCAGTTACAATTAAATCGACTGAAGTCACTTATCAAGTTGGTGCAAGTGGTACAACTGCACCTACAAGTGCATGGTCATCTACAGTTCCAACAGTAGGACAAGGGGCTTATTTATGGACAAAGACAGTGGTAACTTACAGTGACGGGAAGTCTACAACATCTTATTCTGTTTCAAGACAAGGAGTAAATGGATCTAATGGAAAAGATGCTTTAGTAATTGTAATTTCATCATCGAATGGGACAATCTTTAAAAATACTGATATTGCTACAACATTAACAGCCCGAGTTTACCAAGGAGGTGCAGAAGTAACTGGTTCGGCATTAGCAGCTCTAGGAACAATCAAATGGTATAAAGATGGAGCTACTACTTCTACAGCTTCTGGATCAACATTAACAGTCCAAGCTGGAGATGTGGATTCAAGATGTAACTATACCGTCCAATTAGAAGGATAAATTATGTCTGTAAAAGCTAGAGGCTCTATTACATTAATTAGAGTAAATGACGGGGAAGATGGTAATGATGCTATTACTGTTTCCCCAACAGCTCCGTCTAATCCTGTAACAGGGCAGTTGTGGCAAACTGCGTCAGGCAATCCAATCAAAAGATGGGACGGTTCAAAATGGGTTGTTCATTATATTTCTGTTGAAAATTTAAAAACAGATTCGCTAAGTGCTATATCGGCAAACCTAGGCGCAATTACTGCAGGTTCGATATCGATTAATGATAAGTTTTCTGTTACTTCATTAGGTGTCTTAACTGCAACAAGCGGAACCATTGGTGGAATAAATATTTCTTTAGATAAGATTTCAGCACAGGGCACTTCTTATGATGGATTTACATCTTCTTATGAGATACGTAGTGATGGGATCATATCAATAGAAAATACCGGAAGTGGTAGAAATTATTCTATAGATATGAGAGCTGATAAAATAACAATAACTGGTATGAATGAAACAGGATCTTTTACGCGTTCGACAAGTATAGGAGAAAGATCAATAGTATTCAA